GAAAAGTATTATGATTAGATAAATAAAAGACCTGAGAATGTCTTTAAACTTCTTATTTATATTTTGAAAGGATTAAATTTATGGATAAATGGATTAATATTCCCGACTTTCCAAATTATGAAGCGAGTAATAATGGTGGGATAAGAAACAAAACAACTAGAAAACTATTGAACCCTTGGGATGATGGCAGAGGATACTTACAAGTAGATGTAAACGGTCAAACTATTCGAGTTCATAAGCTCATTGCTAGTGCATTTTATGATTGCACAGTAAATGGTTTAGTGGTAAATCATATCGATGGTAATAAAAAAAATAATTTTATAGGAAATCTAGAATGGTGTACCCAAGCTGATAACATGAGACATGCTCATAGAACAGGATTAATTCCTCATAATGGGCAAGGTGGACTCCCAAGAAAAATGGTAAAAATCGTAGAAACTGGTATAATATATGAGAGTTTACAGTCTTGTGCTAGCGATATAAATGGGTGTCGTAGTCATATAGGTGATTGTTTACGAGGCATTAGAAAAAGTCATAGGAACTTTCACTTTGAAGAGGTATAACATATGATTAATCTTCGTGATTATCAACTAGAAGCAATAGATAAATTAAAGAATGGATGCATATTATGCGGAGGAGTTGGGTCTGGGAAATCTAGAACTGCCATAGCATATTACTTTGCTAAAGAATGTAAAGGTACTCTTAATATCGATGGCGTTGGTGAGTTCTCAGAAATGAAAAAACCAAAAGATCTATATATAATTACCACAGCAAAGAAAAGAGATTCTTTAGAATTTGAAGGAGAGTGTGCACCTTTCTCACTATCAACCAACCAAGACTGCAGTATAAATAATGTTAAAGTAACAGTGGATTCATGGAATAATATATCTAAGTATATTAAGGTGACTAAGGCTTTCTTTATATTTGATGAACAGCGATTAGTTGGAGCTGGTACATGGGTTAAATCTTTTCTAAAAATAGTTAAGAATAATAACTGGATACTACTTAGTGCCACACCTGGTGATACATGGAGTGATTATATTCCGGTATTCATAGCAAACAAATTCTATAAGAATCGTACTGAGTTTCTTAGAAGACATGCAGTATACAATAGATACTGCAAATATCCTAAGATTGACAAGTATATGGAGCAGGGTCACTTATGCAGATTAAGAGAACGGATAACAATTAAGATGGACTACTTCAAAGAAACTATAGCTGTTGATGAAATCATAACTGTCCCATTTGACAAAGATAAAATGGATACTGTAATGATTAAACGATGGAACATATTCGAGGATAAACCTATTAAGTCCATTACCATGGTCTGCTACTTAATGAGAAAAGTTGCCAATAGCAACCCAGCAAGAACAAAAGAAATATCCAAGATAATTAAGAAACATCCTAAACTAATCATATTCTATAATTTTGATTATGAGTTAGAAATACTTAAAAAGTTAGGTGACACTTTAAAAGTAGAAACTAGTGAATGGAATGGACATGCTCATAAGCCAATTCCTAAAACCAAATCATGGATATATTTAGTACAGTACACAGCAGGAGCAGAGGGTTGGAATTGTATAGAGACAGACACGATCATATTCTACTCTCAAAATTACTCATACAAGACAATGATTCAAGCAGCAGGAAGAATTGACCGTCTTAACACACCATTCAAATTTCTATACTACTATCATTTTCGTTCAAATTCGGCTATAGACCTAGCAATTGCTAAAGCATTAAAGAATAAAAAAGACTTCAATGTATATCGCTTTTTAAAAGATTAACCTCGCGGAAATAACATATACTATTATAGAGGGATAGAGTATCACTATCTTATTATTTTGTTTTTTGAAGGAGGCAGTCTTATGTTAGAAAGTAAGTTTCAAGCCAAGCTAATTGAGGAGCTTGAATCTATATTTGAAGGATGTATAATTCTAAAAAATGATGCCAACTACATACAGGGATTCCCAGATTTGTTAATATTGTATAATAATACCTGGGCAGCTCTTGAATGCAAGCAAAAAGCAGAATCAAGATATCAACCAAATCAAGAATACTATTTAGAAGTTCTTGATAAGATGTCCTATGCTAGTGTTATTTGGCCAGAGATAAAGGAGGAAGTATTAAATGAACTTCAACACGCATTTCGACATAGAGGGCCAACACGCATTTCTAAGTGCCTCTAAATATCATTGGATAAATTATGATGAAGAGAAACTTGCTACATCCTATTCCAAATATTTAGCCACTAGTCAGGGAACTCGATTACACGAGTTTGCATGTGAATGTATAAGACTCGGTGTTAAGTTACCAAAGTCTAAAAAAACCATGAATCTATATGTTAATGATGCTATAGGATACAAGATGGCAACCGAGCAACCTCTATATTTTTCAGAGAATTGTTTTGGTACTGCTGATGCTATATCTTTTAGAAAAAACGTCTTAAGGATTCATGATTTGAAAACAGGAGTAACACCATCATCGATGAGACAACTGGAAGTGTATACATCTTTATTCTGTTTGGAGTATAAGATTGATCCACATGCTATAGATACAGAATTGAGACTATACCAGTCAGATGATGTAATAATCCATATTCCGTCCACAGAAGAGATACTTCGTATAATGGATAAAATAATTGTATTTGATCAGAAAATTAATAAGCTAAAGATTGGAGGAGCATATGATAATGCATGATGAACTTTCTCATATTGGAACTGCAACCTCTGGTCGGTACCCCAAGGGTTCAGGTGTTGATCCCCAAAGAAATAGAAGTTTCTTAACTGAAATAGATGAACTTAAAAAACAAGGTATGAGTGAAAATGATATAGCTACTGGCTTTGGTATGAACTCCACAGAATTTAGACAAAGAAGATCTATAGCTAATGCTGATGAAAAAGTAGCACTTGCTGCTAGAGCAGAAAAATTAAGACTAACTGGCATGTCCAATGTTGCTATAGGAAAAGAATTGGGTGGTAAAAATGAATCCTTCGTTAGAGATTTACTTAAACCTGGTTCCTTGGATAACGCTAAACTAATTCGTAATACAGCAAACATGCTTAAAGATGATTTGGATAAAAATGGTGGATACATTGATATTGGTGTAGGTACCGAAAGACATATTGGGGTTAAGAGAACTAAATTTAAAACAGCTATATCCTTACTTGAAGAAGATGGATATGTCACACATGAGATTCCAATAACTCAAATAGGTACAGGAAAAAAAACAACTATGTTGGTACTTGCTAAACCAGAAACAACATGGCCAGAGATAATGAATAATAAAGATAAAATTCATTTGATCAATGATAAATATTCTGAAGATGGTGGAGAAACATTTCACTCTATACAAACACCTAAGTCTATTAGTTCTAAAAGAATTAAGATAAACTATGCAGATGATGGTAGTGGTGGAAAAGATATGGATGGTGCTATACAACTTAGAATGGGTGTTGATGAATTATCATTAGGAACTAAAAGATATGCCCAAGTTCGTATAGCTGTAGATGGAACTCATTATTTAAAAGGTATGGCTATATATTCAGATAAAATGCCACCAGGAATAGATGTTATTTACAATACAAATAAATCCAAAACTACACCAGCATCCAAAGTATTCAAACCAATGGCAAATGAAAAGACAGGTGTAATTGATCCGGATAATCCATTTGGTGCAACTATACGACAAAAGTTCTATACTGATAAAACTGGTAAAAAACAATTATCAGCATTAAACATTGTTAATGAAGAAGGCGATTGGGAAAAATGGTCTAAAAGTATATCTTCCCAAATGTTATCTAAACAATCAACAGATCTTGCAAAACAGCAATTGGGATTGGCTTTCACTTCTAAAAAGAAAGAATATGATGAGATCATGTCTCTTACTAATCCAGCTGTTAGAAAGAAACTTCTCGCTGATTTCTCTGATGATTGTGATGCTGCTGCCGTACATCTAAAAGCAGCTGCTTTACCAAGACAAGGATCAAGAGTTATTCTTCCGGTTCCAAGTCTGAAAGAAAATGAAATATATGCTCCAAGTTATAGAAACGGAGAAAAGGTAGCGCTTATAAGATATCCACATGGCGGACAATTTGAAATACCAGAACTCACAGTAAATAACCAACAAAAGACTGCTAAAACTTTACATGGTAAATTAATAGATGCAGTTGGCATACATCCTAAAGTTGCTGAAAGATTATCAGGTGCAGACTTTGATGGTGATACAGTTCTTGTTATTCCAAATAGAGGACCTAATGGAAAACAAATAGTTCAAACTCAACCAGCACTTAAAGGACTTAAAGACTTTGATCCTAAAATGTACAAGCTACCTGAGTCTGCTCCTAAAATGTCATCTCGTACTAAAGGTATAGAAATGGGAAATGTTTCTAATCTTATTACAGATATGACTATCAAAGGTGCAAAAAATGATGAAATAATTAGAGCTGTTAAACATAGCATGGTTGTAATAGATGCTGAAAAACATCATTTAAATTATAAACAATCAGCTATAGATAACGGTATTGCTGCTCTAAAAAAGACATATCAAGGTGGAGCAAATCGAGGAGCATCAACTCTTATATCTAAAGCATCCTCAGATTCAAGACCACTTGATAGAGTAGCAGGTGCAGGTAATGGAATACTTAATCCTAAAACAGGTAAAGAAAAAAGGATATATATTGACCCTACTACGGGTAACAAATTATATACCCCCACTGGAAAAACTTATACTAAGAAAACAGTTATGGTTAAAGACCCAGTAACAGGAAAAAATAAAAGAGTTAGTGTATCCAATGCCCTTGCTAAATCCGCATTAGCTGACAATCCAAATCTGCCAATCAAAGAAACTACAGTAAGTAAACTAACTAAGTCTACTAAAATGGCAGAAGCAAAAGATGCATTTGAATTATCATCTGGTACAACAATGGAAATTATATATGCTAACCATGCTAATCAACTAAAGGCATTGGCTAATGAATCACGTAAATCATATATTAGTACACCACCTGCAACATGGTCATCATCGGCATCTAAGACTTATGCTAAAGAAGTATCAGTTCTTAATTCTAAGTTAAATGTAGCGCTAAAGAATGCCCCCCTTGAGAGGAACGCTAATAGGATAGCAGAGGTTAACCTAGCCCTCAAGAAGGCAGCTAACCCCGACATGGAACCCAGTGAGATAAAGAAGTACAAGTATCAAGCCTTAGCAGAAGCAAGAGTAAGAATGGGTGCAGACAAGCATCCTGTTGACATAACAACAAAGGAGTGGGAAGCCATTCAAGCAGGAGCTGTTAGTAACAACACTTTAGTTAAGATACTAGATAATGCTAATCCTGATTTGGTTAGACAGTTAGCAACACCTAGAAACAAACCTGTTGTAACAGCGGCTAATGAAGCAAAGATTAGAACACTTCTTAAGTCAGGACACACACAAGCAGAGATAGCAGATCAGATGGGTGTATCAACATCAACTGTATCAAGCATTATGCAAAGCTAAGAAAGGAGTAATCTTATGATTGAATCAATGCTAACTACAACTGACAATCCATTTGACCCATTCATTCAGTTCGATGAGTGGTATGCCTTTGATGAATCAAAAGGTTATCATTCTCTTAGTTACTTATCAAGAATAGTAAGAACAAGTGATGAATTAAGTGACATGGATCAACATTTAGCAATTGAGTCTGCAATAAATGAAATAATTAAATTAAATATTTTAGGAATTTATACAAAGGCAACACATAATACAAATAGCGAGGCGTAAAAGCATAGAGGGGGGTCTCTCGCAAAACCTACCCCCCCTTCAAATCGCCTGGCTCCTAAAAAAAGCTCCGGCGGGTCATTTTCCTAGACCTTTTCAAGTATGGCGACGGCTTCTTTAGTCAAAAGTGGTTCATGGTGGCCATTCTCTCCCCTTTCAAGAGATGTTGATTGCCCAAAGTCGGGTCGCCATACCTGAAAGTGTCTAGGAACATAATAAAACTTACATAAAGTAATGGAAAGGAGTGAAGAACTGATGGCCGTTTCTAAAAAGGATGGAAATCCAAACCGACAGCCTCCTGCTACCACCCCAGAAGCAAGAGAAAACCAATTGATAGCTATGGCAGTTGATTTAGCAGAGACACAAATTCTAAAGGGAACGGCATCTTCGCAAGTTATAACTCACTTCTTAAAGTTGGGATCTACAAAGGAAAGAATTGAGAAAGAAATCCTTGAGAAACAAAAGGAATTGATAGTTGCTAAGACAGATGCCATCCAATCAGCCAAGAAGGTTGAAGAACTTTATGCAAATGCTCTCGATGCAATGAAAACATACACTGGTAAGGGAGGTAATAGTAATGATGATTAGTATAGAGAAACCTCCACTACAAGAACTCACACATCACGGTGTAATGGGAATGAAATGTGGGCATCGAAAAGGATCAACAACCATAACAAGTAATTCAAAAAAGACTGAAACGGAAGATGAACGAAAGAAACGAATTAAAAGGAACATCCTAATTGGAGCAGCAGCAGTTGGTGTAACCTTAGCCGTTGCTGGTGGTGTATATGCTTACAAAAAGAATAATCTACCAATAGGAGGAGTACAGACTTTTCGATTTGGAAAAATAGTAGATCTAAATTCATTATCAACAAAAGATACAACGATTCCTAAAGGTTCTAAATTCTATAGGATGAGTACCAAATCTTTTGAAGATTATTCGACGAATGGTAAAATATATGTATCCCACGTAAAGAAAGATGCAAGAATTTACAAAGAAACCATGCCTGGATATTTTGAATCATGGAAAAAACAAGGGTTCATACCAGACGAAGGTAAGAGTGTATACGAACATGTTATGAAGAGTAAGAATGAAATAAAAGTTCCATCTAAAAAGATAATGGCTGAGATGTATATGAAAACCCACAATGTAAAAGAAGTTGATGATGGGTTATATAAAAACTTTATGACTGATCTTAATAACAAAGATAATCCACTGGTTACGAAATTCTTTGACCATGTTAGATCTACTGGCTATAACGCAGTGGTTGATGAGAATGATTCCGGGTTTTTAGGTAAATTACCGCTTATTTTATTAAATCCAAAAGAGGATATTGTATCATCTACAGTACATAAAGTACGTGCTTTAGAAAAGATCATAAATGTAATAATGTTATGATTAGGTCATATTCTGAACTAAAAAATTTAATAAGTTTCGAAGATCGTTATGATTATCTACGAATCAAAGGTTCAGTTGGAGATACTACATTTGGGTTTGATCGTTATCTAAATCAAATCTTATACAGATCTAAACGATGGAGAAAGACTCGTGATGATGTTATTATTAGAGATAATGGTTGTGACTTAGGAGTTGAAGGTCATGAAATTTATAGTTCTATAATAGTACATCACATGAACCAAATAACAATAGAAGATGTTGAACTTGATAGGGATGTAATCTATGATCCTGAGTTCCTTATTAGTACAATACTTCAAACTCATAATGCTATACATTATGGAGATGCATCATTACTCCCGCAGGCACCAATAGAAAGACGACGTAATGACACATGTCCTTGGTTGTAAGAAAGGAGGATATTATGGACAGCATTTTATTAACTATCAAACGTATGTTAGGGATAGAACCTCAATATACTCACTTTGACCAAGATGTTATATTTAACATCAATACAGTATTAATGACATCTAACCAAATAGGGGTTGGTCCAGAATCAGGATTCCTTATTACGGGAGCAAATGAAAAATGGATAGACTTACTAGGAGAGAGAACCGATCTAGAAGCTGTCAAGTCTTATATTTATCTAAAAGTTCGGTTATTATTTGACCCACCATCAAGTTCTTTTGTCTTAGATGCGATGCAGCGGCAAGCAACCGAGATTGAATGGCGATTATGGGTACAAGTTGAAACGTCGGCAGATGTCCCACCAATAATAGAAGAGGAGGTAATATAATGACAGATAATGAATCATTAGAGCATTACGGTAAATTAGGAATGCATTGGGGTCATAGAAATGCTAAAACTAGTATGTCTAGTATAACATCTAGCATACATAAACCAAAACAGGTTAGCGAGGATTATGCTCAGAAACAGAAATTAAAGAAGAAGAAGATCTATGAGATGTCTAATTCTGAACTACAAACTCTTAATAATAGACTACAGTTAGAGAGATCATATAAAGATCTAAGCAAACAGGATGTTTCTGCTGGTAGAAAGTATGTGAATGATGTTCTTTCTAATTCTTCTAAACAGGTCGTGTCCAATTTAGCTGCTAAGGGCATGTCTAAAGGATTAGATATACTTTTAAATAAAGCCATACCTGGAAAGTAGGTGAATTATGTCATTATCAAATACAGCAACACCCAAATACTATGGTGCATTTCGTGAGGCAGTTATTAGGGGAGATATTCCAGTCTGTAAAGAAATCTCTATGGAGATGAATCGTATAGATGAACTAATAGCTAATCCAGGAGTCTACTATGATAGTGGAGTGGTAGAGGGGTTTGTTAATTATTGCGAAAATGAACTTACTCTTACTGATGGTGCTGATTTGGTATTACTTGATTCATTTAAGTTATGGGCCGAAGCAGTATTTGGATGGTACTACTTTGTTGAGCGAAGTATCTACGAACCATCTCCAGATAATCATGGCGGAAAGTATGTTCGTAAGATGATTAAAAAGCGATTGATTAACAAACAATATTTGATCGTGGGAAGAGGTGCTGCGAAGTCGTTGTATGATTCATGTATTCAATCGTACTTTCACAACGTTGATACTACAACCACACACCAGATTACGACTGCCCCAACAATGAAACAGGCAGATGAAGTTATGTCTCCTATACGAACTGCCATTACAAGATCAAGAGGTCCTCTCTTTAAGTTCTTAACTGAGGGTTCCTTACAGAACACAACCGGTTCCAGAGCCAATAGAATTAAGTTGGCATCTACTAAGAAGGGAGTTGAGAACTTTCTTACAGGATCACTAATAGAAGTTCGACCTATGAGCATAGACAAACTTCAGGGATTAAGACCTAAGATAACAACTGTTGATGAGTGGCTCTCTGGTGACATTCGAGAGGATGTTGTTGGTGCTATTGAGCAGGGTGCATCCAAACTTGATGACTACTTAATCGTAGCGACGAGTTCAGAAGGTACCGTGAGGAATGGAAGTGGCGATACAATCAAAATGGAACTAACTGACATACTTAGAGGAGACTACATAAACCCACATGTTTCCATCTGGTGGTACAAACTCGATGATGTCAAAGAAATTACTGATCCGTCAACCTGGCAAAAGGCTAATCCTAATCTCGGAAAGACTGTTACGTACGAAACCTATCAGTTGGACGTTGAGAGAGCGGAGAAAGCACCTGCTTCTAGGAATGACATTCTGGCAAAGAGGTTTGGTCTTCCAATGGAAGGGTATACCTACTTCTTCACTTACGAAGAAACCTTGCCACATAGAAAACGTAACTTCTGGAAGATGGTCTGCTCTATGGGAGCCGATATGTCTCAGGGAGATGACTTCTGCGCTTTCACTTTCTTATTTCCATTAGCAAGTGGTAAGTTCGGAGTTAAGACTAGATGCTATATCACATCATTAACGCTTATGAAACTTCCAGGAGCAATGAGAAGCAAGTATAACCAGTTCTTAGATGAGGGTAGTTTGATGGTCTTAGAAGGCACTGTACTAGACATGATGGAGGTCTATGAAGATGTAGATGAATTCATAATTTCAGAAGGTTATGACGTACGAAGTTTTGGATTTGACCCTTACAATGCTAAAGAATTTGTAACTAGATGGGAAGCAGAGAATGGACCATATGGAATTGAGAAAGTTATCCAAGGTTCTAAGACTGAGTCAGTACCACTAGGTGAACTTAAGAATCTAGCAGCAGAACGAATGTTAGTATTTGATCAAGAATTAATGACATTCACAATGGGTAACTGTGTTACTTTAGAAGATACAAACGGTAATCGTAAACTATTAAAGAAACGATATGAAAATAAAATTGATAGTGTTTCGGCATTAATGGATGCTTATATTGCCTATAAGGTTAATAAAGATGCATTCGAATAGGAGGGTAAATAATGGATAATGAATTAAAACATTACGGTGCAATGGGAATGTCTTGGGGTAAAGGTACCAACTCTGAAGATTCACTAGAGCATTTTGGTAAGTTAGGCATGAAGTGGGGACAACGACATGCAGAAAATAAATTAAATAAAACAGCCAAGAAAGATGCAACTAAGCACGAAGTGGCCCGTCAAGCATATGGAAAAGGTGCTGGTATACAGAGAAGATTAGTTAAAAAAGAAATTGATGAAAAAATGAAAAATCCTCAGTATAAAGCAGCATACGATAAAGCCCTATCTGAAATTAACTACTCTAAAATAAATAATAAAGCTATATCTAACAGTAGAGGTAGAGCAACTAAAGACCAGGCAAGTAGAAGTGCTAAAATTGTAGCTAAGACCCTAACGGGAACAACCTCATTAGCAGCTGGTTATATTCTATACACTCAAAACAAACCAGCAATCGACCACGCTGTTAGTTCAGCGTTAAAGTCGGCAAAAACAGCAGTAAATACCTATAAAACTGCTCAGACATGGAAGAAGAATTTTGGTTAAAAGGAGGTGTAAATAATGGATAATGAATTAAAACATTACGGTGCAATGGGAATGTCTTGGGGTAAAGGTACCAACTCTGAAGATTCACTCGAACATTTTGGTAAATTAGGCATGAAGTGGGGGCATAGAACTGGTGGAGCAGCCACATCTA